CCTGCAACGTCATCTTGCGCTGTAAGGCTATAGGTCAACGGCATGCGAGGGGCTTAGCGAAGTCCCCTCTATCACGCCAACGGCCAAGGGCCTCCAGCTGGTCGATCGATGGCGCAGAAGCCATGAAGGACTGCTCGGAAACCCAGCGATGCTTAATTTTAAGCACCGCAGCCTCAGCTACCCCGCCTTGCCATTGTATGGCAGGATCCGGGTGTTCAGTGAAGAACTGTAGCAGAGCGCTGTCATCAGTGATCGGTTTCTTCCGGACCTTTGCGTAGAAGCAAGGGGCCCGGTACTCCACTCGCTGTAAACCTTCATTCCATCGCGTTTTAAGGGCGATAGTTTCCGGTTCAACGAATGAGAACCAACCGCTGGCACCAGAGTCCACAGGCACTACGGGGAAGCGAATGCGCCCCGTAGCCGTCGACCGCAAATATTCAGCAGTAGTCACTAGAAACTTCTTGTAGAAGTTGTTCGCAACATCTACCGTCATCGCGTAAGACTCAGGTGATTCCGTGTATACGCCACGCCAATAAGCAGGGGTCACATCTGATCCCCTGTAGGCGTCAACGCCGCAAGACTCCCGGAAGAAACCCTCCGAGTAACTCTTGTCGACGTTTACCTTGAAGTCGAGGACCTCAAGGAGCGCAGTGACACTCCCCCAGGATTCTGTGGGGATGATTATGTCATCGCCAAAGACGGACACCTTGTTCGTGAGACGCTTAATGTTCCTCAGCGTAGGTGACAAACCACGCGAGGCTAACACGCCCGTGAGGGCAATGCTTAAAAACATCAAACTCTGCACTGGAAAGGTAGTAGCGTTTCCCATCGTTGCGTATTTACGCAACCGCATCAGTCCCTTGTCAGGGACCTCGCAAAACTGGGTTCGCACAGCACGTAGGGCCTGCAAGAGTGAGGGGTTAGCCCCAAACAAGCAGTCTACGGCTAGACAGGACAGTCGGTCAGAAGCCGCCGATAAATCAATGGTGGCGAGCTTACCGGTCCGCGAGCCTTTGCGACAGAGCTTCTGGTTCAGGCGCTGATCGTCAAACTTGACGAAACGCCCTATCCACGTAGCTGCCACACGCGCATGAAAATAGGAGCCCAGCGCTTGCTGGGTCCACATGTGCTCCGAAGGTTCCGAGGCGATGAGCCTGGGCTTCGTATAGCTCTTTGGAACCGCTATCAACCGTGAGTTTGGATAAATTTCCTCGACGGAATCAAGCGTGATCCTGTCAATCCAACTCGCGTAATCGTGGAACGCACAATCCGCAAGAGGGAATGCGGTCTCGAGAATGGGCGACCAATTGGTAAACCGATAACGGTTCTCGCCTGGTCGCTTATCTGAGACAACGCCGGGTCCATGCCTAAAGTCCCACTCCAAGGGGCTAAAAGCCCCAAGGGTGGTACTAACGATGCCGACCACTGTGTCGAGCATCGCCAGAAGGTTACGACCAGATGGATGGCTCAGTCTATGGCCATCCACTTGCTCCTGCTCTCGCAGCGAGGCAAGTTTGGACACATACCGCATTTCGTTCGAGAACAATTTGCGTGTATGAGACGGGGATCGCTTTGAGCGACCCTCTTCAAAACCGTAGATTCCACCGTCCGGCTGTCTCTCGACGCTGGCGGGGTGAACGGTTTCGTCCTGCTGATCCGAGGTCCATTCGACCGGCGGATCCGGCAACTGATCGTCAGTTTCCACAAAGCTAGCGATTTCTCGCTTAACATTGAGGTCGCTGCATTGAAAGTTAGCCTTCTTAGCGCCGTAAAGAAGTTGGCGCAATAAAAGAAGAGCTTGTACATCAACATCCTCCTTTAGACGTAGTGACTCGCCATCGAACAAGAGTAGATACACTCCCCGGAACATCTTCGGGATGTGTACCGATCTGGAAACCGGCTGCGAAGCCGGCAGACCAGACCGACTGTACTCCGCCCTCGTCAAACACCTGTCGAGGTGCTTTCCGAGCGCAGGCAGATCCACCGTAAAAAGTGGTACTCCCCGCGTGAGAGCGAGCCTACTGAGCCGAGCCCAATCTCGTGTGAGCTCCGACTTCAGGTCGGGGTATGCATAGGCGACATCCGCGAGGATGGCCGCCCACACAGATAGCAGTTCTCGAACGTAGCTTTTCATGGTTAGCCTTTCCCTTAACGGGTAGAGGTGAGACCAATCTACGCTACATCCGCGACATGACACGGCTTACCAAGCCGCGCACCAAGTCAACCAGGGCTGCATGCACCGTGGGCCACGAAGGCTTCACGGTACAAAAACAAGTGACGCTCCCTCCGAGGGAGCGCCACCTGCCAAGCCCCTCTGGTCCTGGCCTTAGAGGCCATCCAGAGCAGAGACGATTCCACACACCGGCAGGCCCCGTAGGGTGCAAGCCGGCCAATACCCAGTTCAGCTTATCGGCTTAACGCCACTTGGCTGGGTTGTTGTGTAGAAGGCTTACGAACCACTGCCGCAACTGGGTTTAGGACTCCCAGTTCGCCAGTTTGTCCAGGTTCGCGTGCGTTGTGGCAACTGCCCAATCGAATAGGGCATCCATCAACAGCACATCGCCGTCCGAGGGTGGTACCTCGAACACGAAATAAGCCTTTCGCGAAAATTCCACCGCTTCGGCGGTCGCGAATACGATCTGCGTAACCTCCACGTTGTGGCGGTCGACCGACGGCTTGGTGGCCGTCGCCTTCGTCTTGGAATGACGAATACGCACTCGCGTCTCTTCCGTAGTCGTCCGAGCATAATACTCAGAGCAGTACGGTTCGGATGTGTTGATCTTGGTAAGGGTGATATCCCCGCTTTCGTGGGGCAGCACCATCGTGTCTGCGAACATAGGAACTCTCTTTCTATGCAACGGTCTGGAAGACTAGCGGGGTAAACCCCTCGCCCTCCCCGCGGTCATCGTTTGAACCGCGGATTGCTCATTTGAGCCACCAGACCAGCTGCTATCGACGCTTGCCCACCGTTGAAGATGGGCACTGCAACTAGAGCCGGGAAATACTGTGCTAGAGGGCTGTGAGCCAGAGCAAGACGCTCCTTACACTTGCCCCGCGTCATGAAGTCGCCGGATATCCAGCACCATGACGGCATTGTGTACCGATCCGTTAACCGATAAGTTACTTCGGTCAAGGTCGTACGCATCCAGCACACACTCTCCAAGATGACGGGGAGACTGTTGTTCAAACCGCCGATCAGCTGACCGACGTTAAAGAACCAGTCGATAAACCACGACCACGGTGTAAGCTCCCAAACGGCAGCTAAAGCACCGAAACCGTTGACCCCGTAGGTGAGACGCCAAGCATAATGCAAGACGTCGTCCCAATCATGGAAGTTGTCGAAGAACGAGTAACCCGTAATAGGGTTAAAGGCCCACCTGGTGGTGGCCCAGGTCCACTGTCTGTGGACCCTCGATCGACGATGCTCCAAGAGCACTCCGTTCGCGGAGTTACTGATGAAGTCACCATGATCTTTCTTAACTTCCTTGGAGAGCAAGCATCTCCGCTTGATCTTTTTCCCTCGTGCTAAGGCCAAAAGCCACCGAAGTCTCGCTGAGACCTGGCGGACAAAGTCGATCATAGCACGGAGGTCCCCTAAAAACGGTCGCCACCCAAAGCGGTATCCAACGTAGGATCCCCCGACGCGTGCGCAAGCGCCACGCCCGGACTTCATTAGTGCTTCGGGAAACATGGTAAATAGGGCTGGAAAGTCTCTCAGCTCCCCTACGAACGACGGCAACGAAATGTGCGGTTGTCCTGGGTTAGTAGCTGCGACCACATAAGCGATGGTTGATGCCCAGTTGGGCAACGACCACTGCAAACGCGGGTTAACGGGAGGCTCCGCGCCATCTATGGTGCGGTTTGCCAATGCTACATCTACGTATGGTGTGACATAGCTCCCGTTCAGAACTGGATATTTCCGTTCCCACTCGAACAACTGGAACCAGTTGTCCTTTGAGCGGGTAGGATCGACATAATCGTCGCACGTCCAGTTCTTACCTACATAAACCTCACGTGGGTATTCAATCCCATTAACGATCGCCCCTCCGGATTGGAGGGTTCTTTGATCGCGCGTGCGGTAACGGTATGTAGGCATGAGACCTCCCTCGATCAAGCATTTCTAGTAACCGCGCCACTCTGGCGCGGCCACCGGCTCGAGAGCGCATTAATTGCGCAACACATGCCTCACAACGAGTAAAGCACGGCTAGGGCGCCCGCGAGGG